AAGTTATTTTTCTTAAAGCTGTTGCTGATGTGTCGTAGCATAATAATACATCATCTGTTGCAGGAGTTGTAACTGCAGTTTGTCCAGTGATAACACTTGGAGATAACATAGTATTTGTAACAGAAGAAGCAGGAGGCACAACTGTTTGCACAGCTCTACCAATGAAGACTGCATACATTGTATCTGTTGCTAAAGTTGCTGATGTTAATGTTAAAGTAGTTCCAGTTGCAGAATATGCAAACGATGCACCTGGTCTTTGAGCAACACTATTTATATAGAGTGCAATATCATTCTCATTTGAAACTGAATAATCTAAAGTGTAAACTGTTGTTCCAGCTGTAACGGTAAAATTTTGTACGGCGAAACTTATGTAATCTAATGCAGGAATATTTCCAATATATGGCATATAGATTATCCTATGAGCTTATATCATCTACTGTCGAAACCCAAACGTCTAAAGATGCTGCAGTGTCTGATACTATTTTTAAAGCATCATTATTTTGCATTACAAATTTTGCACCACCATCTAAAACTTGAAGAGCGGATCCTGGGACGATAGGAGCACTTTTAACTAAATAAATATCGTTTGTTCCATCATTGATGTAAACGTCTACATTAACTGTTGTAGATAAAATATTTGAAATTGCAATACCAATAACAGTATCATAACTATTTGCTGTAAATGAAGTTACAGGAGTTATTCCAACGTTGTTGTTTGTAAATCTTCTAAAATTTTGTGCCATTGTATTTCCTTATATTATAGTGCTATCGCCATTGCAATAGAAAAACCAGCAGTCGCCACACTGGTAAATCCTAAATTAGCTGAGCCATCTGTAGTTATAGCCTGTCCACTACTACCATCTGCTGTTGGTAAAGTAAATAAGCTTATTGTTTTTAATAAAGCATTAACATTAACTACGTTTGTTCCATCTGAATAAACAAGTATTGCGCCTTTATTAGTCGTTGAAAATGTAACACCTGTCCCTGAAACTGTTTTAAATTGAACAGTAAAAGCACCTGTAGTTCCATTAATAATAGTGTAAACTTTTTCAATACCATCTGGAATTGTTACAACTTGGTTTCCTGTAATTGTACCTGTAAATTTTATAACTGCATTTCTTGCATTAGAAAGAGCAGCATCGGTCATTGCAAGAGCTGTAGTTTGAGCTCCACCTGCAATCGATACTTCTTGATAACCTGCAACAGCTTGTTGTAGTAAATTTAAATTTGTATTTGTTTTAGTTCCCCAGGTACCGGCGTTTTCGCCTGTAACCATAAGCTCTAGTTTTAGATCTGTTGAAAATGATGATGCCATATTTAAATCCTTGTCTTTTTTAAATTATTTATGCAGCAGTGTCAATCTCTGTCCAATTTACAGAGGTGCCTGTATTTACACCTGAATAAGCTACTGTATCACCAGTATTGACTTCTGTCCATATACTAAATTTAACATTTCCAAGAGTGGCAGTTAATGCCTGACCTGTTATATTTACAGGGGCATCAATTTTAACACTTAGAGCACCTAAATTAATATTTAATTCTTGAGCTACAGCATTAACAACTACATCAACTACTATATTTACACTACTTATTGCACTTGTTAATTGTTGACCTACTAGTGCAACATCTGGACTTGGATCTACACTACCTAGTGTTCCTGTTAATTGTTGACCAATTAAAACTACATTAGCATCTCCAATAGCCGTTACTGAATTTAAAGCTGTTGTTAAATTTTGACCGGTTACTGGTACATCAGTAATAATTGTAACGGTTACTGAATTTAAAGCTGTTGTTAAATTTTGACCTGTTAAATCTACATTAGCATTTGCTAAAGGAGTAACTGAATTTAAAGCTGTAGTTAAATTTTGACCTGTTAAATTTACATTAGCATTTGCTAAAACTAAAACTGAATTTAAAGCTGTAGTTAAATTTTGACCTGTTAATGAAACATTAGCTGTTCCTAAAGCTGTAACTGAATTTAAAGCTGTTGTTAAATTTTGACCTGTTAATGAAACATTAGCATCTGCTAATACATTTACACTATTTATATTTGTAATTAATGGATTTTCAAATATTGGAACTTGAACAGATCCACCTGCAGAAACTCCAACATTACTTTCAAGAGCATGAATTAATTCTTCACCGGTAACATTAACAATTACATTTGATGTTACTGTTACAATAACTGAACTTAAAGCTGTTGTTAAAGTTTGACCTGTGACTTCAATTGGAATGTTTTCATTCCAGGCGCCCTGTCCCCAGGTGCCTCTACCCCAACCGTCAACAATGTCAGACATGACTTAGACTCCTATTAAGAGATTCTGATAATAGCCGCTGTAGATGTGAAAGCTGGAAATTGAATTGTGAATGTACCGCTTGTAGCTGTTTTATCAGTTACAAAATTTAATACTGCAACTGCTGCATTTGAAAAAGAAGTATTATAAATTAATGCTCCTCTTGCAGTTATTGTTACACCAGTAAATGATAGATCAGAAAAATCTGTAAAAGCAACTGTTGATATAACTGATGTTCCAGAATTTACTAATGCTTTTCCTCCGGCAACATATGTTCCTGATGCACTTACTTCTCCACTTGTTGTATATGAAGTTGTTGCAGCACCAAGTGTTGCAGTTGATACATAAAGAGCTAATTTAAATTTATCACCGCCTCCGCCTGAAGTTGAAAAATCTTGATCACCATCTAATAGTTGTTTTTTAAAACTATTTGGTAACGCTTGTGTAATTGCCATACTTGTTTCTCCTATTGTGGTTTACGAACTATACGAGGTTCTCCATCTAGAAACTCATCAGTTCGTCTTCTTCCCATTTGTTCTAATGAGAATCCTTCGATAGCTTGTTTATATCTATTTTCATAGTATTGCAACATATCTGTTGGACCCTTCAAAAATCCATAAGCTTCAACTAAGCAAGCATATAATAAGCCATTGGGAAATTGCTGACTTAAATATGTATTGGCAGTACTACTAGATAATCCAGTTGGTTTCAAGATATAATTTAATTGAATTGTATAAGCCTGATCTGGAATAGGTGCAAATTCTATAGTATTTTCATTCCAATTTGCATAGTATTTTGGAACTCCTGTTACACCCGTTGAATTATATTCATTTATAAAACTCATATCTCTAATATCTAAAAAAGATCTAGTCCCTGCATTTATAACTTCAGCAGATCTAATTACTAAAAGATTAGCTGGAGTATTTAAAAATCTTTGACTTACTACAAAAGTAGAAGTGTCATATTTTCTATTGTTATCAGAATCTACATCTCTTAATATTCTAAATTCTGCATTTTCAATAAATCCATTTATAATAGTTGAACTTAATACATTAGAATCCACTTCTGTATAATCTCTAATTTTTGTAACTAATTCTGTGTATGTCATATTAAGCCTGTAGTGTAACCGGACCTGCAGAACATTGTGCCCCGCCGCCAGCTATATTTCCTGTTGTTGCCGTACTTGTACTTAAAAAATAAAAATAATTTAAAGTATCACTTACAATACCAGATGAATCTATTTTTCCAACTGTGATTGTAAATCCATTAGCATTTGAAATATCTGTAACATTATCAAATGATGGAACGTCATCAAAAGAATCTTCTCTAGTTGGTGTGCCTACAATGTTAACTTGCGGCGGGCCTCTAAATCTTACAATATTACCAGTAGATCTATCATGATCCTCTGAATAAACATTAATATAAGTAGAACCTGCATACTTAGTCGTTGAAAAGGGATTTAAAGTTAAAGCAATAATTACCGGTGGTTCTTGTCTATCAGGATGTGCATATCTTAATCCTTGTGGATCAGCTGCAGTTGGCTTTGGTTCTAACTGAGGTTGCTTTGCTTCATATTCAGAAACATGTACCCATGAACCATTCCACTCTTGTACCATTTCTTGATATGGAAATCTCTGACCTGATCGGTCAGAAATCATATAAGCATATTTTCCTCTTGAATTCTTAGACATTTGGATAATAAGTTTTTGGTGTTATAAATGAACTTGAAGAAGAGCCGTCTTGTTCTAATGCTCTCTTTAATTCATCTTCGTATAATAATCTTAATTCTTGTGTTCTTTGTGGAGCAAGTTTTAATGATACATAATAAGCGAGTCCTGCGCACATGCATGGGACAAATCGATATGGAACATCTGTTGCATTTGTATAAGCTCCAACATCTTGAATTCTTTTTGCATAATAATAATTAACTACATTATTAACTTCACTTGTGCCTGGTGTTAAAAATAAAGTGATTGTAATTTTATCTATAAATCTTTGTACAAAATATTGTGTAGGTTGACCGGTTGAAAATTTAGAAGATAATCCACTGTAAGCAGATCTATCTATTTTTGTAAGTGGAAAATCAACAACAGGTGTTTGTTGTGTGTTTCTATAAACAGCTTCTAATATATCATCGGGTCCATAAACGATTGAATTATTATCATAAACATTTGCATTATCAGCATGGATTGCAGCTGTTGTACTATTTGCACCTCTAACACAACCTGTAAAAGTATTATTAGATGTGTTTGTTCCTGTATAAGTTATTTGTTCTGAATCAATTAATAAAGTTCCTGATGTTGGAAATTGATCTACTGAATCAACAGTTATTGTAGTTACTGATGCATTAATTGCAGTATCTAAAAGAGTAAATACACCATCGGATGTTCCATCTCCTGCTGATCTATAAAGAGTATAGACAGATTGACCATTGACCATGGAGATTGAATTATTTGCTACTTCCCAATAATGAAGACCTCTGTTTGACCACTCTTGGAACATTATATTTAGAGATCTTCTTGTAGATTCTAAATCTTGTCCAGTTCTTGGAGCGGACATACCAATTCTTTCGTAAGCCTCTTCTATAATTTTATCTATATAAAAGGTTTTTTCAAAAGTTGTAGTTCCAGAAGTAGTATTAGCCATTTAGCTTCTCCTACGCTGTTAATCCAGGTCCAGAATATTTATCTGTTAGTAATGTAACTGCAGATACATTTGTCAATGTAGTTGTAAAAATTCCTTTTGGAAATAAAATTCCATCTTCAGGAAAACTAAAATTAATAACATCACCTTCTGGTACATCTGCTACAAATAAAGTAGATCCTGCAGAAGACGTTGTTTTTAAAGTAACTAATCCTGCTCCTGATCCATCAGATGCAATGATAATACCTCTTAATCTAATTGGTCCTGCTACAATTGCATTTGTAGTAGTAGTTGTGAATCTAGTTGCTTGTATATCACCTTTAAAACTTCCCATATTTTTCTCCTTATATATTAAGGAGCCCTTACGAGCTCCTTAAAAATTAATTAATTAATTAGTTACTAAATGGTGTTTCAACCGATCCAGAACCTAATAAAAATGCAGTAACTAAATATTTGTTGGCAGCAACTGCTGTTATTTCCAACGTAGATCCAGAAACTCCACCTTTTGTAGTTCCGTTTAAAGTTATGATGTCATCAGATGCAGATGGATCAAAAGCTTTTCCACTAGAACTGTTGTTAATAACGATATTAGCAAGACCTACATATTTATCAGTTCCATCAGTTCTAATAGTTAAACCACCAGACGTAGCTGAAGTTTGAATATAGAACTTGTAAGAAGTTCCAATATTGTTTGTGCTATTATAATCACCACTTGGTCCAGATGAAGCTGGATAAGCTGTTGAAATTATTGAAGGTAAAGTAATTGCTGTTGTCGCATTATTAACTGTAATAAGTCTACCTGCGTAATTTGCAACATCTAAAGTTATAGTTGCAGCTGTTATATTTTTTACTGTTCCCGGACCAGTTCCTATAAAACCATTTAATGATCTTACTGGACCGTCGAAAGTTGTTTGTGCCATGTTATGTTCTCCTAGTTATTCCAATCTAGTCTCTAGGCCGTCGACTATACGCGTCTAGATCAGAAGTTAATGTATAGTGCTTA